TGACGTGGATGACCGTGGGCGCTTGACGGAAGAGAATTTCTGGCAGGCAGTCGCGGACATGCACGACGGTGAGGTCAACGAGTTTAGCGACCGTGACCCGTTTGAGTTCATCTAACCCATAGGCGTGTGGGGGCGAGCTTCGGCTCGCCCTGACACGTGAGTTCATGCTGTAAGCGTGGCCTCACGTGTGAGGTTACCCACCGCCTCACTGGTGACCCATCACAGGTGACTGTGATGGGTTTATTTCTTTGTTCAGGTGGCAATTGAAAGGTAGTTATGTGTGAATCGAACTTAGGTGCCGAGTTAGGCATGTTTTGTTTCGGTGTTGCAGCAGCGTTTACGTCGTTGCTGGTTTTTGTGCGTTTGCCTATGTGGTGGTCGAACAGGAAGCATCGTAAGCATGTCGCTAGGGGGCGTTCGTATTGGGATGCCATTTTGGAAGAAGATAAGCGTAAACAGGAAATAATCGACTTTAGAACGGGGAAACCTTATGAGTTATAACGGTTACACAAACAGGGCCACGTGGGCGTGGCAATTACATATGGACAACGACGAGTTTCTGCAAAAAGAGACACGTATGCAGGTGCTTAGCGCTCTTGCGAGTGAGGGGCGGAGGAAACAGCGATTTGGCTGGTGTCGTCCTGCGTCTGAGGTTGCGAAAGAAGCCTTGAAGAATGGCTTTTGGTACTGGTATGACCTGTACGTAGACGATGTGCATGACGAGTTTACGTACATGAGCGCAATCCTTGAGGATGTGGGCGACCCGTTCGAAATCGACTGGGATGACATAGCGCCACACTGGTATGGCCCCGAGTGGGACCATGATTCGCAGAGTTTGTTCGATCATTACGGGAGTTGGGTCGGATGAGAGAACCTAACCCGAATGCCGCTGAAGTTCTCATGTACACGGGCGTTAAGCATTGCCCTAATGAGGGTGTGAATGATAAATGTTATTTTATTCACACGTGTGTTGAATACACGATTGACGAAGATGGGTACTATGTGCCTGTGGAGGAAAATTAAATGCTTGAAAGGGAAATACGTTTAGTTGAATGGGGCGAGGGGCATATGCGTCGCGTGCCTGACTTGTGGACCAAGAAAGACATTCAGGATGTCGCTCATGCGGACTTTTTGGACGTGGAGACTTGGATTAGCAAGTTTGAGAGCTTTCCAGAGCGTGTGTTAGTGGGGTTCAATGAGGAATCTCGTTGGCTTGCCTGGGAAGTGTGCGATTGGCTAATGGAACATGATCTTTGGGATTACACCCAGAGAGGGAGGTATCAGGAATATGCAGATTGACATGGAAACATTTGAGCAAACGCTGACAAGGCGGGCTACTTGTTTGATATGTAAGAAAGTTGAATACGTGACTGTCAAGGTGAAGGACTGGGATCGTTATGTCCATAAGGGGCTAGCGGTTCAGGACGTTTGGCCTGACATGTCGGCGGATGAGAGAGAGTTGATAATTTCCTCTCAAATGCCTACCCCGTGTTCGGTTTGTTGGGATAAATACATGCGATGCGAGGAGGATGAATAGGGCTTTTATGTGTGAGATCTCTTCTTTTTTAGTAATTTTCTTCTTTGAAGAAGAAGAAAATTACAAAAAAGAAGAAGAATAACTTTTTCTAACTTTTTCACAGGCGCAGGGAGGCGCCAAACAAATGCAAAACATAGAAACAAACGTAATAATCGAGGGCTACCAGATAGAAGCTTGCATAGAGGACTACGTGCAAGACGCGGGTTTGGTCTATAAAAGTCAGCTTGACGAACACATAGACAACTGGCTGTCTGATGGCAGTTACCTAACGGGTGACGATGACCTTTGGAGCGTTCTTGAGTACGACGTGCAAGACGCGATAAACAGCAACTTGAGCGAGTACTTCAGTTCCTACGGTGATGGTGCCGACCGCATCCAAGAGCACGTGGAGGGGACTCTTCCCGAGTGGCTCGTCACGCAACTCGCTGAGATGCCTGAAGATGAGGACAAACGTTGTGCTTTAGGTAAAGCGTTTGCTAGTGCGGTCAACAAAGCAGTTGCCACTACCGACACGAACGTTGAGTGGGCGACCAAAGTTGAGGCTTTGGAGGCTCGTGTGTTTGCGTTGGAGGAAGTAATCAACTCCATGTCCAACTCATGGGCAGAAGTGAACACACGTAACCCATATAGAGCTTCGGTAGCGAAGATCACTGAGGCGTTGAGCTAATGACCACAAACAGAAAGGAGCGAGGCATGATATGCCCTCGTTGTAAGCGAAATGTGTTACAGCGAGAACAAGCGTTTAACGCTTTATCTCGCAAAGACAACCAAACATATGTGTGTTCTCCATGCGGTGAGGACGAAGCTGTCCTTGACTGGCTTGGGGAACCACGTGACTTCTGGCCTGTCACTCATAGGCTTAGAAGTTTCATGGATTTGGTGAGTAACTGAACGCCTGAAAGCTAGGTGAGTGATCGGGGCCAATCCCTTCCCTCGGGGGTTGGCCCTAACCACTTACTTGCAACACCGCAGGTAACTGGCGCCAACACAGGAGGTATGTGTAATGGTGACAATTGACAACTCAAACGGAGAGCACAACTGGCTCTCGTCTCTGGGGGCAAAACTCAAAGAGATGGGATACGAGCTTGACGAAAGTTCCATAGGGGACGTGTTAAGCAAGATCGAAGAGCCTGAAGAATATGAATACCCAATCCCTGAACCGCGTGAAGCAGAGGAAAACATTGCTGCGCCAGGGAAGGAGCTACCCAAAACCACGTGCATGAATGCCGCCCGAATTATGGGTGGTGACTTCAATGTTGAATACGCTGAAGCCATGTTCAAGGTTAAGCACGGCGATTACAAGGGAGAGTTAGTTACTCCAACTTATGTGAAGGGCTTGAAAAAGGGTAAGCCTCAGTTCCAATTCATTTATCGAACTGATACGAACGATGCCTTAGGTGTTGTATCGGGGGCTTATCCTGCACGTGATGGTTACCGTCACATTTACCAAACGATGGAGCTTATGTTCCCTGAATCTTGCACAGGCATAACCTTGTTCGGTGCAGGTGAACGTGCGGTAATAGCCCAAGAGTTGGATGATCCCATCGACTTGGGTGGTGGTGACCTTATTCAACCATACTTGTACACACGTATGTCCTTGAATAGGCAATGGGCTACGCAATGTATACCTAAGCTTTCTCGCCTTTCATGCGAAAATGCTTTAGGTAGTTCTGGTGCGATCATCAGTGTTAAAGCGACCAAGAATCACGACACTCGTTTAACTCTGCAAGCAGAGATTATGCGTGAGAGTATGAACCAAGCGCAGGCTATGCAGCGTATGGCTCATGTGATGAAGGATCAGCAATTCACTGATGTGCAATTCAAGACGATGGTTGAGAAACTTATTCCTGAACCTGAGTCTGAGCACCAAGCTTCACATACTCGTAGAGCAAATAAGATTGCAGCCTGCAAACAGGCTTGGAATCAGGAGATGGAAAATCACAATGTTGGGAACATGTGGATCGCTTACAATGCGGTTCAAGGTGCAGAACAACACGTGATTAACTCACCTAATACGTTGTTAGATGAGAATGGTCAGAAAATGCGTGACCAAGCGGAAGGCTTATCGAAGTCTCTTGACGGCAAGACTCCCCTTGCGGATGGAACCGAAAGCTATCTAATCAACTTACTTGGCGGTCGTGATCGCTATACTGAACTAGCAGCAGCGGTTTAGTAGATCGTGCCGCCTGAGTGTACCTCCCACGTTTGGGCGGTACGTAATGGGGGTGGGGAGGTTTTCCTTTCTCCCTCCTCACCCCCGCCCCCCCATAGGAGGGCTTATGCAGAAAGATTCTTACGGCATAAGATGGGAAGCTGAGGACTTTACGCGTCACGGTTTTATCGCTACTTATGCTTTAGGTGGATGCAGGTGCGACAAATGTGTTGAGCGATGGGAACGTTGGAGTCCTTCGCGACCTGAGATATACCACACAAGACGTAAATTAATGAAAATGTAACATTGAACAGGAGGAATCCTGTTCGTGGGACACTAAAATCAAATGGTACCTAGAACACAACGACCACACAAAGTGGTCGTTGGTACTAAGTACAGGGGGCTATATGAAATATTCACTCCACAGAACAGGGGACGGACGTTGGGCGCACACTTGGGTGCGTCAGTCCTCAATCAAAACAGCAGACATGTGCCTAGAACGTCTACGCACAGACATATACAACTTGGCTCCTAAGGTCGAAACAGACGCAACCGCATTTGGAACGGCCTGCCACGCAGTCGTAGAAGATGCACTCAACGCGAAACTGCAAGGAACCATTGAACCCCTGTCAGCGTTACAAGGGGCATTCGAGTATTACTGGGAAGAAGCCGAACCCACTGTTGACCAGTGGCACAAATACTCACCATCGGACATGGTGCCGATGGGTCACGAGCGTTTAGCTATGTGGCACGAAGAGGTTTACCCAAACGTAGATCCAGTAGCAGTCGAAGAAGATTACGACAAAGTGCTATTCGAAGATCACGAACGTGTAGTTCACATGCGAGGAACAATCGACCTCGTTGAGAAAGATTGCTTATGGGATTGGAAGTTTCCCTCAAGGGATTACGCGAAAAACAAATGGGAATACGAACGTTGGGATGTCCAATCAATCGCGTATTGCTGGGCTAAAGGTATTCCCAACTTCCGTTTCGGGATCGTCCACCCAAAGGGCGTTTCCTATATTGATTTAGAACGCGACGAAAGCCACACGAGATGGCTACGCGAAAAGGTCTTGGCACTCTGCCAATTCGTTGAGAAATCACAAGCTGGAGGCCCTTGGCCTTTAGGTGACAACGGATGGTGGTGTTCCGAGAAATGGTGCTCAAATTGGGTACGGTGCAAAGGAGCTACATAGGAGGTAGCCAATGGCTTTTAAGCCAGAAGAAAGAGCTTCAATAGAGGCTCAAGTTATATTGAAAGGCGCTGTCGAGTTAGTGTCAGCGCAGGTATCAGCGGGCAGTCTTGACCCGAATGAGGACGTTTACGATTCTCTTGACCTTACGGCCAAGGTGTTAGTGAACGTTCTTACGGACACCAAGAAAGGCTTGGGAGTTGCCGTTGAAACGGTAGCTGCGGAGACAATTGCCGCAGTATTCCCAGGTGCTACGACTGAACCAGCACAAACTGTTCAAGCCGCATCACCGAAAGGTGGTAAGAACAGCTACATAGATGACGACGAGTATGGCCTTGTTCATAAGCTTTGGCTTAGCGAACAAGCATCAGGCGTTGCTTATGGGTCCAAAGACTCACTGTTTATGGACAACCAAGCTATTCGTAAGCTCTTCCAGGGTGGGAAACGAGAGTTTCCTCAAGATTACTGGGCAGAGAAAATGCGCGGACAGACAATCCCCGTGACAAAGAACGGGAAATGCGCTCTTGGTGATTTCAAAATCAAGAAGGGCGTAAGTGTTGACGGTGACGGCAATGCTTACCTTGCTCAAGGTGAGGGGAACCATCCTCTTGCAGGCAAGAGTGGGTACTTTGGCGGACTCGTCAACAACTCTCCATTCAATTGGGGAGAGCGACCCGACCCGATAGATCCCCAAAACTGGTTAGCGGGGGTCTAGATGGTTGAGCGCATCAGTGTTGAAGATGCGCTTCGATTGGTGGGTCAGAAGGCGGAAACAACCGCCTCTGACCCCACTGTCGAAGTGGAGGGAGTTTCTACCAACGACATCAAGCGACTGTTTACACCAAAAACAGAGCAGATGCAGAGGATGCGAAGCGACCTGAAAGCTGGAGGCGAATGGCAATTTGGTATTCGCGCTTTTGACGATGTAACACTTGGAGGTGCCAGACCAGGCAATCTCGTAACACTCATAGGTAAAACCCACACTGGTAAATCGCTGTTAGCGATGAACATGGTTGCGAAAAACCGCAAGCACAGAACACTGTGGGTATCACCTGACGAAACAGAATCAATGTTTTGGGGGCGTTACGCAGCCATACGTTTAGAAGTAGGGCAGAAAGAATGGATCAGTCGCCTAATACGCGAAGATCCCCTTGCTTGGGAACGCACCAGTGAAATCATCGCAGAAGAAAGCAATCTACATTTTGAGTCCACTGGCATGTCCGTGGATGATCTAGATAAGGCTTTACGCATAGCCACTACACAACTTTGGGATGGGCAGCGTCCAGAAGTACTTATCTACGATTACCTTGAACTCATTCGAGGAGGAGGCGCTGGCGATGCAGCCAGCGTCCAATCCAAGATTGAATCCTTCAAACAGCTTGTGTCTGACTGGCGCATAATAGGCATAGTCATTCACCAATCTGGCAGAGGAGCAGGTAATCGCGGACAAGCAGGCGGTATCGACTCGGGTAGATTTGCTTCCACAAGTGAAAGCCATTTCGTTATAGAAACATGGCGCCGATGGGATGACACCAGTCTTGACGAGGACACCCGTCGCTACTACGAGAACGAAGTTAGCGTAGGCTTGTGGAAGAACAAGGCAGGCGAAGGAGAGAAAGCAGAAGTCAACTTAACGATTGATGGAAGCGGCAGACTACTTGAACCTGGCGTGACATGGGAGCAGATGAGCCTTGAGTGAAGCATTCCTACACTTATTTGAAGGCTTTCCGTATGCATACGGAACCGATTCTGGCGGCTGTTCATGGACACCTGTGGACTATGACCTCATACAAGGACACATAGACGGTCGAAGAATGATCGGGATTTACCCGATGGTCTACGATCCCACGAAGGAACAAAGTGGACCCGCAGGATTTATCTCTGACACAGATAATCGTCCTGTGTATCCAGACATGCAGCCATCCCTATGGAAATGCAAATGGGGCGCAATCGACATAGACGAAGGAGAAGATTCTCAGGTCTATGCCGAAAACGTTGTAACCGTTTTGCAAGCCTTGGACATAATTGCTTGGGTTGAAAGATCCAGAAGTAAAGGATGTCACGTATGGATATTTGTTGAAGATTGGGTCGAAGCAACCACAATGCGAAAAGCAATGTTGGCAGCTTTGCAGCTTTCCGAAACAAAATACGATGCGGTATATCCAAAACAAAATCAACTGGATGGACCCCCAGGCAACTACATGCGATTGCCTTACGGGGGCAAACGACCAGAAGGTAGGCAGGTCATACTAGATCCCAACGGGAAACCAATGGAAATGTATGACTTTCTGATAGAAGCATCACAATCACGTGTGCCTCTGTCAGCGATAGAAGTAGCCGCAGGGCTATGGAAGCCACCTGTTGAGAATTTGCCTCCTGAAAGAACATACAATCGCACGCCACTCATGCAAATGGATGGCACGCGATTGCGTGGAATAGCCCGAAGGATGTGGGATGATGGACCTCATCCTTTCTACACTCAGTCGGGCGCAGGTAAAGGCAGGCATGGTTTCTTGAATAGGTTCGCTCGTGCGATGTGGGAAGCAGGGTATGCTCAAGCTGACATCGTGGCGTGGACGGCTAAGCTGGATTCCCAGTTGGGAACCTGGTGGTCAGAAGGGCCGAAGTTTCAAGGAAGGCCAGATGCCCAAAGGCAAATCGAAAACGTTGTGTCCAAAGCCCGTGAAACCGCATCCATTAGATGAGCCATTAATGGATGACTTTACGTTCGTCGTGTCTGGTCGCCCCGTACCTAAGGGGCGGCCACGCATGACGCGTAGAGGCCGTGTGTATAC